TTGGTCCAGTCGGGTACCTTGGAGCCGCGCCGCTCGACCATCTGCGGGCGAAGCACGGTCACGGTCACGTTGAAGTAGCTCAGGATGCCCATCAGCGGACCTCCCACAGCTTGTACGCGGCCAGCGTGTCGCGGTCGCGCGTGGTGAGGTTGGTGCCGCCCGAGTTGCTGGTGGCGTCAGCCGAGTAGCTGATGGACGTGCCGCCCGCGCTCTCCGACGCCACGCCGAACGGCAGCGCGACGTTGTGCATGACGCGATGCGCCACCAGCTCGGCCAGCTCGTCCGGGCATGCGTCGCCCGCGAGCCCGGCCACGTAGCGAACGGTGATGTGGCGCAGCTCGTCGGGCGTGCGCGGCAGGCGAAGCCGTCCGTCCCTGCCCCACTGGTACTTGGACGCATCGAGCGTGGTGCCGCCCACCTTGACCTCAAGTACGTCGGAGACCACGGTGGCGGGCAGCCACACGCAGCGCTCGCCGCCGTCCATCACGACCTCGCACGTCAGGCGCGGCCAGATGTGCCAGCCGCACCACGTGCGGAACCGTGCCGACACGGCGGCGATTGACGTCTCGAGTCGCGCGTCCTGCGAGAACGCGTTTCCCGTGCGCGCGTGGAACTCGGCGAGGTCGATGAGCGGCCCCATGTCGGCTGCGTCGACGTCGTAGCCCCATGGCGTCTCAAGCATGGCTACTTCGCCTTTGCGGTGCGCGCCTTGTTGCGCGGGGCGCGGGCCTTCGCCTTCGGCTCTTCGGCCTTGGGCTGCGCGGGCGCGTCGGCCAGCTCGAAGTCATCTGGCTGCTCGCCCTCGTCGTAGAGCCAGAACGTGCCGTCTGGCGCCTTGTAGCGTTTGAGCATGTTGCCCTCCTTGCAAAAAAGCGGGGAGAGCGGCGCGCGGCCACCCTCCCCTGAGCGACTACAGCGCGGAGACCTTGACGAACGCCGCGGGGTGCTCGATGGCGAGCAGCTGGCGGGACTCGACCACGATGGTCACGCGGTTGTAGATGGCGTCGTTCTCGTTCTGGTTGAACACGGACACCTGCAGGCCGTTCTTGCGGAACAGCGTGCCGCCCTGACGGAACGCGCCGACGAGGACGGTGCCAGCGGCCATCTTGGACGTGGTGTAGACGGGCACGCCCCAGATGGGCGGCTTGCGCAGGAAGTCTCCGAAGGGACCGCCAGCGAGGTACAGGCCGTTGCCGCCCTTGAGCTTGAGCAGCGCGTTGTAGTCGCTGCGGTTCATCACGATGGCGTCGGCCTCGAAGTCGGTGGCGTTCTCCACCGCGTCGATGGCGTCGAGCATGATGTCGGGCGTGATGCCGTCGGCGGCGGCGTAGGTGATGGACTGGATGCCGCTGGTCTGCAGCACGCCGCGCATGTTGCCGCCCGAGCCGTTGCCGTTGAGCAGCTGGCCGTCCACGGTGGTGTCGTGGCGGTAGATGGCCTTGCCGTCGATGTGGGCGGCGAGACGCGGCGCGTCCTCGAGAACCTCGTCGGACACCTTGTAGTAGCCAGCGATCTTCTTGAGCGTGTCGCTGTGCTCAACGGGGTCGCCGAAGGAGACGAACGGCTTCTGCGCGTTCTCGCCCACAGCCGCCCAGTCGCCTTCGATGGCGGGATTCTCCACGAACCACGTCACGGAGTTGCCCTCGGTCACGGGTGCCTGGCTGAACAGGTCGCCCATGAACAGGCGCTCGCGGTGGGCGTTGATGATCTCGGGGTCGATGTTGTTGAGCGCGTCGGCGTAGGTGCCCGCGCCGATGGGCGTCACGTGCACGGCGGGCGCCTTGACGTCGAAGACGGGCGCGGTGACGGAGAAGGACGTGCCCTTGCGCATCTTGCCCTCGGCGAACTTCGCGAAGTTGGTGCCGAGCGTCTCGGTGCCGCCCAGCTCGACGGACTTGTGGCCACCGAGGTTGTCGAGCATGCCCGCCTTTGCGTTGGCGACGTCGATGCTCGCGGTGACCTCGTCCAGCTTGGACTTGATGCCGTCCACCTCGTCCATGGTGGTCGCGGCCTTGAGGGACTTGACCAGCTCGTCGCGCTCGGCCATGAGTTCCTTGATGTTCATGCTTGCCTCCTAATATGGCTGGTTGTCGTAGGCGCCGATGAGCGCCTGCTTGTATGCGTCGAACACGGCTTCCTCGACCTCGCGGCCCTTGGGCTTGGCCTCGCCCTCGCCGCCCTTGGCGTCGTTGCCGTCCTCGTCTGCATCCGGTGTTGGTGCGCCGTCGAGCAGCGCGTCGATGATTTCCTCAGCGGCCTCGATGTGGGCCTTCGCGTCGCGCAGCCTGTCCTCGTCGGCCTTGGAGTTGCGCCGTCCCGCCTTGATTCCGAGGTCGAGCGCGTTCTGCGCCGCCTCCGCGACGGCCTTGGTGAACTCCCTGCGCTGGTTGTCGCTCAGGCCCTCTATGCGCGGCGTGAGCTTGACCGCATGCGCGTCGTTCTTCACGTCGGTGACCTGCGCGTGCCTGTTTGCGGGTACCTGCACGGCGGAAATCTCTAAGATGTCCAGCTTTCGAAGCTCGTTGGCCGTGGTGCCGTCCTCAAGCGTGACCTCGCCCTGGTCGAGAATGTCGTAGGCGAAGGAGAACTGGTAGATGCGGCCCTCCTTGTAGAGCTTGCGCACGTACTGCGCCTTCTCGCTGGACGGGTCGAACTCGGCGGTGAACTTGAGTCCCGTGTCGTCCTCCTCGATTTCGACCACGCGCCCGATGTTGAACTTGGGGTCGTCCATGCGGTGGCCGAACAGCAGCGGTATGTAGGCGTCGCGCTCCGCCCATGCCGCGATGGAGTCTGCGAACGCGCCCTTGGCCACCACGTCTCCGTAGCTGTCGGGCTCGCGGTCCCACGTGCTGGCGTAGCCCGTGATGGAGCCGCCCTCGGTGCCACCGTCCACGCCGCCGTCGAGCTTCACGCTGAACGACTTGTAGAGCGGTTCGCGCGACTTCGGATCGGCTGGCTCGGCTGGCTCGTCCTGCTCCTGTTCGTCGGACGCCGCGGGCTCGCCCTTCTCGTCGTGCTCGTCGTACCACTTGCGGATGGCTTCGATGGTGCGCTCCGGTCGTCCGTCCGCCTCTGCGCGTTCCAGGCAAGTCTCCATGTCGGGCACAAGCGTCACCACGTCGGCCTCGGCCTTGCGGTACTCGTCCATCTGCTCGGGCGTCGGGTTGGTATGGATGACCCACGCCTCGAAGCCAGACGTCATGGCCTTCTCGATTGCCGCCGTCCGCGCAGCGAAGGCGCACTCGCGCACCTCTGCGGGTGCGTCGTGCTCGGTGGCTGAGCCAAGCGCCTTTGCTATGGCGTCGAAGTCCACGATCACGTCGCCGTCCGCCGCGTTCTCCCGCGCGTATGTTGACTTGCCCGCGCACGGCGGGCCGATGATTACGTGCAGCATGTGACCTCCAAAAATCGGCATGAAAAAAGCCACCCTCTCGGATGGCTCGCTGCTGTGCGCGGTTTCTGGCCCGCGCGGGCCGATGGTGCCGCTAGTCGATTTCTATCTCGACCTCGACGGTGCAATGGCAGTAGCACACGTCCTTCGGACCGAGCACGTCGTCTCCCGGCCAGTCCGCTCCGTTGCTGAACTTGTCATCGAGCCCGACGCGCTCGCCGTCCATGGCCTGATGGTTAGAGCGCGGGTTCTTGGACGGGTGGTGCACCCACACCTTGTAGCGATGGATGCCGTCGGTGTCTCGCGGGTACGCCTGCCGCGCCGCCTCGGTCGTGCCGAACGCGCTCACGCTGGTGGCGAAGCTGGTGCCGCTGCGCTCGGCGCGCGACCCTGCGGCGATGCGGAACACGCCCTCCGGCGTCCTGCCCTCGCCGTCTCCGCCCTCGTGTGCGAGCGCCGCGACCAGCGCCACGAACGTCACGAAGTTGAACGCGCGGGCTCGGCTCTCGGCCATCGAGCGCAGGAACTTCGTAGTGCGCGACACGTCGTAGGTGCTCGCGGGCACCTCCAAGTCGTCGAGCGCCTCGAGCGCGCGGGTGGTCGACCAGTCGCGGAATACCGGCTCCAAGTCGTCGGCAAGCTCGCGGTTCCACCGCTCCTCGTCCCACCACTCGGGGCTGTCGGGGTCGGGCTGCTCGCCCTCGGGGTACTCCTTAGCCTGATACGCGGCGATGGCGGCAAGCACGCTCCTGCCCTGACGCTCGGCGAAGTGCCGAAGGATGGCGGTTATCTCGTCCACAGCGTTCGCCGCTGGCTCGGCGCGGCTCTTGAGCGTGCGCGACGGCTGGTGCTCCTCGGGCGTCTCGGCCTCGGCGTCCTTGGTCTGTGGCTCTGCTGCGTTGTAGCGCTCGATGGTCGGGTCAGTGTCGTTCGCGGACGCCAGCCCGCCCTCGATGACGTTGAGCGGCACGATAAGCTCGTCCGCGCCGTCGAGTGCGGGCAGGTTGAGTCTCGCGCGTGCCTCGTTGCGCGTCATCCATGGCCCGCCCGTGCTGGACTGCAGGACGCTTGCCTGCTCCT